GGATTTGGTTCGAAGAACGGGGTACCATCCTACCGAGTGCCTTATCCATATACATTTCATTCTTGAACTGTACTGAAATCCACATCTGCTTACCATCAAGTTGGCGTTCATATGTGAATTCATGCAGAGACGTCCATTCGACCATTTCTTCATCAGTTGGTTCAGAGACATAGAACTTTACAAAGTCTACTTTCTTATCCAGGATGAGACGTCCTGCATCTACTATTGCATTTAGCAACGTATCTTTTAGTGTTGTTAGGGTATCTGGCATTTCAGACTCCTTGAGTGTTGGTTGATTATTGTTAACAATACTGCGACCCACTAAAGATACTTTGCTAAAGCAAGTCGCAGAAGCGAGCAGGGGCAGTGCAGCGTAACCGTGGCGATAATCGGCAGAGCATGGGGGCACCGTTTAGTTTCAACGGTATCGAGCCCCCCATGCCGATTAAACGGCACGGGTACGATGCGTTGTATACCACGTACTCCCATTCTACTGTAATTTTGAAATATTTTTTAGGATTCCCCACTTGGATTTGAATTTAGAAATGTGCGATATATACTACACTACCCCTTATTATTGATAATAAGCAACTTAACGTCTTTCACTTAGAGTAACTAATTACTATTGTATCTTAAAGAAAAAGGTTTTACATTTTTAATAATATTTTTAGTACATTATTCAATAAAATAAGGGGTAGTTCTCCCTATGTTAGGGGACATTATATCTATCATTAGACGGTTACTCAAGATTTCACTACTATGGACAGAGGTTTTAGCCCTCTGGATTTATGTACAAATCATGAAATTACACGACTTTATAATTAAATATGTTTAATGTGACGATTAATCACAGGGATAAGGGTCCCACTGACTATACAGTCTTCCTTTCTGGTGAGGCTGATGCTAAGGAGATAGATTTTGCTCACTGGCAGAAGGCTGGGGAGGGGCAATATGCTCTTACAGATGACGGATATGTAGCTAAAATCATCAAAAAGAAGGAATATATAGATGAAAAGGGTAGAAAGAGTTATTATTATCGTTTCCCTTTTGGGTATATTATGTGGGATAGTAAATATCCTAATAAACAGCTTAATTGTGGTGGCAGAGTTACTAACACGACTATGAGTGGTAAGAATTGGTTAGAAGTAAGGTGTAAATCGCAGGATTACCAGGATTTAGCCTTTTGGGCTGCAATGACAGAGAACAGGGATGTTGCTATAGACAAGGTATATGGCAGTGTTGGTGTAAGTAAACGTAGAAAACTTAAACGTCACATGAGAACGGAGGCTTTTAAAAGTATGAAAAGAGATGAAGCACAGAAAATGTTAGCAGATAACATGATGGATGCCGATTATTTCATTGATTTGATGAAAGAAGGGGTAGAAATGGCAAAAGAGAAGAAAGATGTTAATGCTATACGTGGTTTTGTTAATGATGGGTTTGAGATACACGGGATGAAGGATAAGGAAACAGTGACTGTAACTGATAAGATAGAGGCTGTACAGACTCGTGCATTGATTGATAACATAAATCAGGAAGAAAACAAGCTGATTGCTACTAGAAAGCAGGAATTACCAGTAAAAGAAGAAGATGAATGAAGTAGTCCAGGTAGACACATTTGAAGAGAAGTGGGCTGAACAGAATGCTCTAAAGAAATTACAGAGGAATATAGGGCTTTTTGGTAAAACCATGTTCCCTACTGCTCTAAATAAGGAAGTTCCTTCTTTCCACCATGAAATTTATAAATCCTTGTCTGATGAGACTCTAAGGCGGGTACTTATAGCTGCTCCCAGGGGCACTGCTAAAAGTACTGTAACCTCCTTGATACTCCCCCTTCACAAGATAGCCTTTAAGCCGTCAGACAAGGACCTTTTCATGGTAATCATTTCTGAGAGCCAATCTCAGAGTATAAACTTCTTATCCAGGATTAAGTACCACTTAATGAATTCTCATAATTTTACACAGATGTTTGGTGATTTTGGACCTAATACAGCTAAGAGGTGGACTAATAATGATATTGTTCTTGCAAATGGTTCTCGTATTGTTGCTGTTGGTACTGGTCAGCGTGTTCGGGGGTTTATTGAAGGTGATACTCGCCCTAATCTTATTGTGGTTGATGATTACGAGTCTGAATTAAATGCTGCTACTCCCGAGGGTAGGGCTAAAAACAGGAAATGGATAACTGAGGCGGTAATTCCATCATTATCTGACGATGGCAGGGTAGTTATGATTGGTACTGTTATTTCTGAGGATTGTTTCTTATATTGGGCTAAGGATTCTCCTGCTTGGAATGTATTATGGTATGCTATCTATGATGAGCATGGTAAAAGTATTTGGGAAGAAAGATTCCCTAAAAAAAGAATTTTACAAATAAAGTCCGAATTTGAGTCTGTTGGTAACCTGAATGGTTTTTATCAAGAGTACATGAATGAGGCACAAAGTCCAGATAATGCCCCTTTTAAACCAGAATACATTAAATTGCATCATTACACGTATAAACGAGAGAATGGACAAAATTTACTCGTTAGGACGATTGATGGTGAAATGGAGCGTAAACCTGTTGATATCTATTGTGGTATCGACCCAGCTTCTTCTTTATCTGCTAGGAGTGACTTTTTTGCTATTGCTACTATGGCTGTTGACAATGATGGTAATAAGTATATTGTGGATATCATCCGTGACAAAATTGACCCTGCGTTACAACCACAAAAAATTATTGATGTATATAAAAAATATAAACCCAGAAAAATGAAAATCGAGACAGTGGGCTATCAAGAGGCACTTAGGAGCAATGTACGAAAAATGATGCTCGAACAATCCTTGTACATACCTGGATTGGAAAAGGGCATAAAACCCAGACAGCGTAAATCCGAAAGATTGCTCTCTTTGGTAGCCCCTCTCGCTAGAGGAGAGTTTTTCTTTCGACCTGAGGATATACATGCTCAGCAGGAGTTTTTATCATATCCGAGGGGTAAACATGATGATATATTGGATGCAGTATACTATGCTATAGATGGAGTTAAGCCCTGTAGGCAAAAGGATTTCTTAGGTATAGAAAGTATGAATAAGCCAAAGAAACTACTTGACTGGCTTACAATGTAGTTTCTAAATTCCATGCAATGGCGTATGTAGAGAAACAGAGCGAAGTCCCTAAGGACATCGTTGAAAAAACACATAATTTATTTAAGTCCTATTCTAACAAGCGTGAGTTATGGGCAACAAATGCTCAAGAAGATGCTGAATTCAGGTTAGGTAGACAATGGACAGCAGAACAACAAAGAATTCTACTTGAGAGGGGGCAAGCACCTCTTGTAGTAAACCGTATCCATCCTGCCGTTGAAGCCGCAAAGGCTCTACTAACTTCGGGAAAACCGCAATTCAGGGTATCGCCTAGGGAAGATAGCGATAATAGAATAGCACAAGTCTTCAATGGGTTGCTCGAATATATGTGGTACATATCAGATGGGACTCAGGCACTCCGTAACTGTATAGATGACTACTACACAATGGGTATGGGTGCTATGATGGTGTATATTGACCCCCTCAAGGATTATGGACGTGGTGAAGTCAGTATAAAGGATATTGACCCCCTTGATATTTATATCGACCCTAATGCAAGAGATAGATTAGGCGATGATGCAGAGAATATCATTGTATCCCGACTTTTTACTAAGGAACAAGCGATGCAGATGTATCCTCAATATGAGGATGCAATTAAAAATGCACAGACAGATTTACATACAGATAGACCTACTACTCGAAGAGTAGATGATAAAGGTATAATTTTTCCAGAGGATACCGCAACAAAGACGGATATCAATTTTGGCGAGAACAACGAATATATAAGGGGATATGAGAGATATTACAAAGTATGGGTTAAGCGATTTCATATTAAGAATAATATAGATAAGTCTGAATCTGTTTTATTAGAAGAGGATATGGAAGAATATTTGTCTCGACCTGCTGTAAAAATTAATGGTCAGCCCATGACAGATTCTAAGAAAGCTCAGGGCATTATTAATAAAATGATGCAACAATATGAGCAGGTTAGTCAAAAAGCTGAAATGGAGCAGGAAGACCCGCCTCCTTTCCCAAAAATAGAAGAAGTCACTTATGCTGACCTAGTAAATGAAGGTTTAATTGAGACCGTGTCTGTTCCAGTGCAAAGGGTTAAGATGTGCGTCATTATGGGAGACAAATATCTCTACTCCCGTGTCTTACCTGTGGAACACTATCCTATCGTGTTGTTTATGAATATTCACACCAGGACACCCTACCCGGTATCTGATGTTAGGATGGTAAAGGATATGCAAGAATATATCAATAAGACACGGTCTCTTATTATTGCACATGCTACTACAAGTACTAATACGAAGATATTGATACCTAGTGGAAGTGTAGATATGCAGGATTTTGAACAGAGATGGGCTCAACCTGGAGTTGCGATAGAAGTAGATATGGATTCGGGTGCTCCACAACCAGTGCAACCAACTCCATTACCCAATACTCTTTATCAGAATGAGCAGATGGCTAAGACAGATATAGACCATTCATTGGGTTTATATGAATTAATGCAGGGAAATGCTGAAGCAGCACCTCAAACATATAAGGCAACAGTAGCACTTGATGAATTTGGACAAAGAAAGATAAAATCTAAATTGCAGGATATAGAGACTGGACTAGTTAGAATGGGAAAAGTTGCTATACCTCTTATGCAGCAACTATATCAAGCAGAAAAAATTATTAAATTGGTGCAACCCAACAATAGTTTAAGTGAAATTGCTGTTAATAAGAAGTTGTACGATGATAAAACAGGTGAAGTTGAGGTAATTAATGACATTAGTAGAGGGGCTTTTGATGTTATTGTTGTTACTGGTTCTACTCTCCCAACTAATCGTTATGCACAGCTTGAATTGTATATGGACGCATATGAGAAGGGAATTATTGATAAGCAAGAAGTTCTTAAGAAAACAGAAGTTTTCGATATGGAAGGAGTTATGGAAAGAACTGATTTAGTAGGTCAGTTGCAGGGACAGGTAAAACAGCAAGAAGAACAGATTAAAAAATTAAAAGGTGATATGCAGACTCGTGAAAGAGAAGTTTATCATGCTAAGCAAAGAGCTGAAATTGAAAAATTTAAGTCGGACCTTGATAAGACTTCAACCCAGACTAAATCGGCTGGCAAGTTATTCGAGAAACGTCTTGATGATGCCCTTGGACAGGTAAAGAGCGAAGTACGGGAAGCCGTAGCTCAAGCAAAGAAAGATAATAGTACCTCTAAGTCCAAATAGAGTCTATAAAATGAAAAGGACAAACTAATGGAAGACCCTTTCGCACCCGTAGAACAGGTAACCGAAAAAGTAACCCCAGATGTAAGTCAGGAGCAGGGATTAACACCTGAGTCGGCATTTGACCAGACTCAAGATAAAACTGCTCTGGTAGATGATTTTTTCCGTGCAAATCAGGTTGATGAAAAAGAATCTGACCCTAATAGTGAGCCTTCTCCAGTAGAAGTACCTCAAGAAGGAACGGCAGAACCTACGGTTGAAGAACCAGTTGATAATGATGTTAAGCGTTATCAATATTGGCAAAGTGAGGCTGACAAGGCGAGAAATCATAATATTGAGTTGCAACAGCGACTTGGACAGATTGAAGAACATCTTGTAAAACAGCCTCAGCCACAAGTAGAGCCAGAGCCAGAACAGTTTCCAGCTCCCCCTTCTAAACCTGGTAAACCTAGGAATTTTAGTAGGACAGATGCTATGGATGACACAAATTCTGATTCTGCTCGTTACCTTGATGAAGTTGATGAATGGCGAGATAACATGGATGAGTATAATAGGTTACATCAACAATATACTCAAGCAGTAATGTCTGAAGAAAGAGAAAAACTGAATCGGGAACGAGAAGATATACGAAGGCACCAGGTAGAAACGGAAAATTATAACAGGAATATGGATAGTATCTCTAATCATTTAAGTACCCAGTATAATGCGACACCTGAAGAGGTGAAACAATTTGTACAGGTAATGGATGACCCTAAAAATATTACTGTTGATAATCTTTTCCAACTTTATCGAATGCAAAATGGAGCAGAAGTAACAGCTCCATTAACTCAGACATCGTCTAATGAGAGCTTTGAGCAACGTAAACGTGCACAACAGGTTCCAAGCCCCATGGGAGTGGTTCCGTCACAAAACAATGCTGCATCATCTGGAAGTGATTCTGTAATGGACTCTATGATTAGTGATTACAACAAACGGAATCCTTTTAGTTAAGGATTCTTAACTAAGGAGTTTATTACGAATGGCAAATGCTTATAGTAATGACACAGGTGTTGTACCGCAAGGTATCAGCATCAATGACTCCCGTCGAATATATAATTTTGGCGAGAGAGTTTCAGAATTAGCTCCTCAGCAGTCACCGTTTTTTGTCTATCTTAGTAAAGTTGCGAAGGAGTCTACTGATGACCCCGTTTTCAAATTCTTGGAACAGCGTCATCAATGGCAACGTCGTAATTTCACAACTAAAGACTGGGATACAAAAACTTCTGGTGGTAAAGCTGCTGGCGATACTATTTCTGCCCTTCACGTAGTATGTGACTACGATAAATATGGGAATACGGTTACATCCGCTGCCCCTCAATTTCTTATCGTAGGACAAGTAGTGCGAATTGGAGGAAAAGCCCTAAAAGTCACAGCAGTTAATGCAGTTGGCGATGGAACAGCTCGTACTTACGCAAGTGGTACAGCAACATCGTTTACCTCTATAGACGTAAAATGCTTAGAGGCTGTTGCAGCGGCTACTGGAGGTTCTCATCAAGCACAGGTTATTGGTAGTGCATGGGGTGAGGGTACAACAGACCCTGAAGGCTGGAAAGACGAACTGTACTCCAGAGAAGGATTTTGTCAGATTTTCAAGACAGCAATCCAGTTGTTCTCGGGTACTGCTTTGGCTACTCGCTATAGAGGTCGTCCTGACGAATATCGCAGAGTTTGGGCTGATAAGTTAATGGAGCACAAAATGGACATTGAGCATGCTATGCTTTTTGGCGTTGGTGCTGCTGACGAATCTGCCAGTGATGGACCAGTGCGATATACTCATGGTATTGTACCTTACACTGAGGCTAATGGAAAAGTCTATAATATGGACTATTCCGCTTCAACCTATGATACATTCATAGATAATATGCAGGATTTTTTCGCACCTGAAACTGGAAATAGCGGTGACAAACTTGTACTTACTTCACGTAAGGTACTTGCTTGGTTGCAGAAGCTAACTGATAGTGCAGGTGGTTTTTTGAAAAATACTGTCAAGACTGATTCTTATAGATTAGATGTTCAGAATATCAAAGGTGCTTTTGGGCACGAAGTTACAAAGGTTAATACAATCTTTGGTAACCTTCACTTTGTTGCTGAGCCTCTATTCCGTAATCAAGATGAGGACATTGCACTTGCAGTTGACTTAGCCAATGTTAAGTATCGCCCATTGTCTGGTAATGGTGTATCTCGTGATACCCATATTATGACAAATGTACAGAATAATAACGTGGATGGACGGAAAGATATGATTCTAACCGAAGCAGGTTTAGAAATCAGCTTACCAGAAACTCATGCTATTATGAAGTGGGTTGCTTAAGTTATATTAAGTAAGTTAGGGGGGTCTTCGGACCCCCCTAAATGGAGAAAAGATGTCATTTAGTACAAGATTAGCGAATTATACGAATACAACAGGTGAAAACTCTGCGGATGCTTTAAAAAAGGGAGTTGATTACACTATTGGTATAGTGAATTCACTTAATCCAAGTATGTTAAGGCTTTTTTCATATAAAAGGGATTTAGGTACTAGTGATGGATTAGCATTTAATTGGGTGGATGCACTTAATGCATCTTATTTAATAGATGTGTTTAGGGATGAGGGTGATGTTGAATATACTTGTAGACCTGTAAGTGAAAAGATGAAGAGACAGTTAAGTGATACCTCAAGTATTTATTATACAACTTATCAAGACCCCGTTTATCTTCTTGATGATATGGGGAAAGTAACTATAAAGCCTACTTGTAGTGCTACTAATGCTGGTTATATTACCATAGTTCCTTCAGTAGCTGGTAGAACAGTTGATGATGCAAATGAAACTATAAAAATTAATGCTGTAACTTTATTTGGTGTTTCTAATGTTATGACAGTAAATGAAGGATTTCCTGTTGCTTTCCAAGAATTAATGATTTTACATGCAGCAGAATGTATGTTAATGGAAAGATTGGTTGATTTTAGAGCAAAGCTCCCAACTGATTTAGATACGGATACTACTCTATTTGACCAATTACCCGGTATAGATTTAGAACTTACTTATACATTTCCATCATCTGATTATCAAGATGCTTTAGATAAAGCACAGAAACTTATAGATGATGGTGCGAATATTGGAGGGGATGATGCGAGTGCTACTATGAGTGTCCAGTACTGGTTAGACGACGAAGATGAAGATATGGTACAGGTAACATTAGGTACTGCTGCTCAAGAGTTACAAAGAGCTAGTGCAATACTCGCTGAATTTAATGCAGAAATAAATGCACAGGTTCAAAGTAAAGGTCAAGACCTTCAAGCGTTCCAGGCTAATCTACAAAAGAAGCTGACATTATATGATAAAATTATATCTAAATTGAATGTAGATTATGGGTGGATGACTCAACAGTTACAGTTAATAGGTGCAAAGAAACAAGAATTTATACAAAGTCAAATAGGTCAGGGACCTACAGGCTCACCAGCCGAAGGTAAGGTAGGATGAAATTAGGGGAAATGATTGAAAGAGTTCAACAGCATCATCCAGACATGGGTGTAGTTGAGTGTATTCGCTCGCTTAATGACGCTATGAATGATATGGGATTTCGAGCAGAGATGATTGAGTCTATGGACCAGTTTGATACAGTTAAAGACCAAAGGGTATATTCTTTGCAGAGCCATATAATAAAGGTAAAGGCTGTTGATTATGATGGAAAGGCTATTAAAAAATTAATAGGAAGACCTCTTAAAAGGGATACAGTCTAATGGAAAGACAGAATCTTAATTTGAGTCAATGGTTGTGGTGGGTAGAAAGAGATAGTGTACTCTTAGCTTATTATAGTGCAAGTTCTGATGAGTTTACATCTCCATCAGAATCTGGTAAAACAGTGACACTTCTTTATATCCAGAGACCTGATAAATTCTTAGTGACTGGGGAATCCCCAGAAAGGGATGGATTTGATGGTACTGATGATACTGCAAACGATTATTTAGGTACAGATACATTAGATACTAATACTCAGATGAAGGCAGATAAAATGCTTGAACAGGTCTGTGAGATACCAGAACAATTTCATGAAGCTTTGATTGCAAGGGTTATTGCAAGTGGTTATGAAAGAAAAGCTGATACATTGCCTTTATCTGCCCATTTTATGAATAAGTATGAGAGGGGTTTAAAAGAAGCAAAGACATACTCTATAAGAGGTAGAGATGGGACAATGATAACTGCAAAACCAATGGATTTTTAATGTCAGCACGAGTAGAACTTAAAACAAATACTTTAAAAAGGATTGGCTTAGGGGCTAAACAGAGGAATGTTAGTTCTGAATGGGGGAAGAATACTACTTTATGGAATAATGCACGGGTTGACTGGGAAGAGTTATGGTTCCTTACTTATAATAGAGTTCCTAAATCTAGCCAGAGTTTGACTACAAGAATTAATAAACCGTTACCTACTCTAACTAGAGTAACTAAACCTACAACACCAATATATACGAGGGTATAATGAGTTTAACAACAAAAGCAATTAAAGATACATACCCTGATTTATTGACTGTTCTTGGTTCTGTTAATGGAGAGGGGATAACATCTACTACAAAGAGAATCTTTGATGGTGATGGAACAGGTAGTCCATTATGGATGAGTACGAATACTCTTCAAGTAGATGGAATACTTAATTTAAAAGAAAAATCATCAGAACCTAGTTCTCCAACGGCTGGAGACATAGCGTTCATTAATGGTGGTTTATATGTAGCTAAATAAAAGGAGTTTATTATGCCAACATGGAAAGAGTTAGTTGATACTACATCGACCCAAACGATATCTGGAAAAACACTAGATACTGCAACGGTAGCGGTTACACAATCAGCTAGTAATAATTCAACAAAGATAGCAACGACTGCATATGCAGATGCTCAAGCGGCATTAGGTGATACTACATTAGCTAATACGAAGATATGGATTGGTGATTCTGGTGGTGATAAAGCAGAATTTGCATTAAGTGGAGATGTCACTATGACTGCTGGTGGAGTCGTAGCTATCGCAGATGATTCAATAACTGCAGATATGCTTGAAGCATCAAGTGTTGAAAGTGGTAAAATAGACCAAGGAGCAGTTTCTCTTGGGAATATTGCAAATCAAGCGGCTAATACAGTACTCGTAAGAGATGCTGATAGTTCAGGGACTCTTACAGCTAAAGCAGTTGCGGATACTCAAGTATTAATAGGTGATGGTACTGGATTTACTGCAGCAGCCTTATCAGGTGACGCAACTATGGCAAATACTGGTGCAGTTACTGTTACTGGTTCGGCTGGAGATTTCACAGTGGGTACTTCTTTAAGAACAGCTACTATTGATTATACAGATGGTGATGTGGCTATGACGATAGCGGATGGTGGAGCAGTTACAACCAGTGGGGCATTAACCGTTACTGGTGATTTAACAGTTAATGGTACTACAACAACTGTTAATACTGCAACACTTGAAGTTGAAGACCATATAATTTTATTAGCAACCAACGCTAGTCCTACCCCAGATACAGGGACTACTGCTGGTATCCAGGTTGAAACAAGTGCTACAGAAGGACATATGCCTGAGATAACATGGACAAAAGATGTAGGTGCAAGTAATGATGGTACATATGATGGTTCTGGAACTCTTTCTGGTCTTACTGGATGGAGAGTTTCTAATCACCAAGTAACAAATCAAAGAGATTTTGCAATTCAAGTATGTGATTACAAAACTGATACTGGAGCACCTTCTAGTGAAAATTCAGCTGGGATGGGAGCAATGCTTCTAAATACATATGACCAAAAAGTTTATGTTAGAACTGCTTAATGTCAAAGTATGATAATGCTCAGAAAACAGATGTCGTAGTTTTAAAGAAATTGAATGTAAAAGACACTGATTTTCTATTAAAGTTAATTATGCGTTCTACATTTGAGGGTGCAGAATTAGAAGTTGCTCATGCTGTATTAACAAAACTTGCTGAAATGCATAAGGTGAATCTTGAAAGTTGAACTCTCAGCAGATGAATTATATCTCCTACAGCAAGCTATTGAAAACATCGCAATCAAAGGCAAGGATGCTCCTCGTGTTGCCAAACTCCTTACGAGGATATCTAATGCCTTTACTAAACAGGTAGAGAAAGAGAGTAAGGAAGAATAATGCCTACCTGGAAGGAACTCATACAAAACCCCCATTCTGGTGAATTAAAAATAGATGGT